ATATTCTGTTTCACAACCTGTAAAAACAACTTGAAAACTTAATGATCTGTCAGTAATGGTATTTACAGCGAAAGCTATTGCATGCAAAAACTCTCCGTGGTACTTACTATGATTAGCAGTAAATTCCCTTCTCACCCAACATTTAAAATGTGGAATATTGCTAATTAAATATGACACTTATTTTCTTCTTTTTCGTGTCATTTTTCTTTTGCTAGCACCACCTCTTTTTTTACCTTTAGATGATTTCATTCCCATCTTTCCACCACCTCTGGCGTATTTTGGTTTGTTTTTTCCTGGCATTTTATTCTCCTTTTAACATTTTTTCTTTTAACCTCACTGCTCTGTTCCCTACTTGGGTAGCCCATTTAGAATCCATCATCTCAATGGCTGCTTTTTCCCAATCAGAAGCTTGTACAGCAGTTAAAAATTTAACAAATTTGCTCAATCTAGGCAAGCCTAAATTAAACGCCATATTAGCTAATACACGTTGTCTAGTGTCGTCTAAATCACTCCACCATCCCATGTTTTTATCTAATTCTTTGCAGACAATGTCTATATCGTTATTAAGACATTCTAAAATTCTTTCTTCTGAAACAGGCGTACCAACAGGCAGTCCATATTCTTTGTCTGTTTTTAAAACTAAATGACCTACTCCAAAAGTTGGATAGCCAAGGTGATCTAAATATATTTCGTATTTATATCCCTCGTCTTTGATTAATTCTTCTACTAACTTATTTCTGTCCATTATATATTTACAGAGGTAGCTCCATTTGTTGATACTGTTAATTTACCTAAAGATGCGGTAGCTTCTACTCCAAACTCTCTTCTCTCGTATAAACTTATCCACTCCTTACCTGTCCAAAGCTGAAGCTCTTGAACAGTCAGGTTCCATATAATATCACCTTGTTGGAACTGATTACTATTACGTTGTGTTTCATTAACGGAAAGTGTCGAATCTATGTCTACTTTGTTTAAACTAAGTTCTAAAACTCTTACTAACCTATTGAAAGTTTCTGGTGATATCTCCCCTATGGCTATGGGTAATTTAGTTTCTAATAACTTACTCATTATCTTCTACCATTAGGATAAATACTCATTCTAGTTGCGCCTATTCTAAACCCTACACCCGACCTTACTCCGACACTATTATCATCATCGGATTCTATTCTTAATACAGCTTGTCTAGCTCTTATTCTTGTGTCTATTTTAGATGTACTGCTTGTACAGGTGCTAGTAGTTGATGTTGATAATGTTTCTGCTGGAAAATTTCTAGTTTTAACAACAAAATTTATCGTTTGACCCGTTCCTCCACTACCTGTAAATTTTATATCAGGGATTATTCTATTAATAGCTAAAAACTCTTCACCGTCAGCTAAATCAAAATCACTAGATTCTATAAAAACATTATCCATAGGCGAACCATCATCATCATTTCCTATTTCGTGATTATATAAAATCCCAGAAGAAGTTGCCATAGGGTTATCAAAAATGCCCTCATCTATCCAAGAAGTTCTATTAAGTTGACCTATTGTCCAAGATCCTTCTTCATAATTAAATACAACATATCTATCTATTGTTTCAGAGCTGCTGGAACAGTAAAACCAACCTACTTCGTCGAACTCTTTATTT